GATGCTGCAGAAAGACGGCAAGGAGCTGGAGTTCAGCGAAGACGAGGTTGAACACGTCATGAACTATGACGTGGAACAAAACATCTACGGCGTGCCGGAGTACCTGGGCGGCATGCAGGCGCTGCTGCTCAATGAGGCCGCTACCCTCTTTCGCCGGCGCTACTACAGCAACGGCGCCCACGCAGGTTACATCTTCTACACCAACGACCCGAACCTGACCGAGGAAGACGAAGTATCACTGCGCGATCAGATCAGTGCGAGCAAGGGTGTGGGTAACTTTCGATCGCTGTTCGTGAACATCCCGGGCGGTACCGAGAAAGCAATTCAGATCATCCCGGTGGGGGACTTCCAGGCCAAGGACGAGCTGGAGAAGGTCAAGAACATCACGCGTAACGACGTGATTGCCGCATGGCGGATGAACCCCGCGCTAGCCGGCATCATTCCGGAAAACAACGCGGGCTTTGGTGATATCGAGAAGATCGATCGGGTGTACACCAGCAACGAGATTCGGCCTATTTGTCAGCTGTTCAACCAGCTGAATGATTCGCTACGCGAAGACAGGCGATTCACCTGGAAAACACCAAAAGATACAGTTGTTTCCACTTAGCAGATCCAATACGAAAGAGATTACAACTGCTCACTATGGCAAAATGGCGGCAATTGGATGCCCTGGGGAGGGACACAATGCGAGTTGAATGCAAATGCGGACACCGAGGACGGATCGCCTCAAGAGAGAAGTTTTCCGTAGATTTCGTAAAGCTGTACTGCCAGTGCCTGGATGCAAAGTGCGGGCACACATGGGTTGCGGAATTGACGTTTTCTCACACGCTGAGCCCGTCGGCTCAATCATACGAAAGGATGTTGCTCGATCGTTTGAAAGAGATGCCCAAGGCAAAACAGCGCGAGCTTTTTGAGAAGTTGGGTGCACAAGCGGTGGCGTGAGGACTAAACCGCCGACCCCGAAGGCGTCGGCGATCAGTTACACCAAAGCCTGGTTAAGCGATCAAGAGATCTTGCCTGTCTCTGTTGGATTGATGGCCAGTAGCTCAGAAAGTCGACGGATCTGAGCTTTCTCCTTTTCACTCAATGCCCGGTAAAGACCAATGAGGCGGCGTTCCACGCTGCTTAGACTTTGCCATTCGAAATCGACAAACCCTACGTAAACGGGCTCTTTCTTGATGCGATCCAACATGCGTACTACTCCATAAAATGCATTGCTCAACCGTAATCGGGGCGGTTGGGCGCATTGAAATGAAGCTCGCAGAAAACGACGTAGATGATTTGTTACAGATTACTTCTGCTGCCGAGCAACGTCATCGGCCATCGCTTTCAGAAATCGGCGAATCGCCTCTTGGTCGCCTGGTGTGATGCTCCGATATTGGGTGATCAAGCAATCCTCTACTTCTGAAAGCGCTTCATTAGGAAGCGTGGTTGGGATGCCACTGACGATAAAAGCCACGTCAAAGCCTAGCTCTCGAGCAGCCAGACTCAGATAAGACGCAGGAGCATCGCTTGCGCCAGATTCGTAGTTCCCTTGGGTGCGTTTCGAGACGCCTAGTTTCTCTGCTAACTGATCTTGCGTCAGCCCAGCTCGAGATCGCAGTTGTCGCAGACGGGCGCCAATATCTTCTGAAAGAGTCAATATTTTTCCACTCGCATATTTACAATGGCAATCTTTTGCCACATCCTGCGTCTCTCACCACACGAAAACGCAAGGAATTGCACTATGCCCAACACATGCATCAGCGAGCAAGCTCGCAAACAGGCTCGTGAAGCTTTGGAAAAGCGCGGACAGACCGCAAAGAATTTTGCTGAATTGCACAAGCTGAACCCTAGCACCGTATACGCGGTGCTGAGTGGTCAGAGTCATTGTCGCCGTGGGGAGGCACATCGCGCGGCCGTACTGCTGGGTGTCAAAGACGGCGTTATCGAACAGTAACGGCCGTAACCAACAGGGAAAAGTAGAAGATGAAATGCCCGGTTCTAGAAACACGCAAGGACGCCATGAGCAAAATCATTCGCACCTACCCCGGTGGACGCGAAGGCGCAGCAGCTCGCTTGAATATGAAAGTCAAAAAATTCGACAACCACGCCTATGAGAACGCAGGTTGCAGTCCGCTCAGTGATGCTCAGATTTTCACGCTGGAACAAGTGAGCGGCACCAGCCACCTCCCAAACTATGTTGCACAAATGTACGGCGGTCTTTTTGTCCCGGTCGCCGACCCAGAAACGCTGGATAACGTCGAGCTGTACGCCCGATCAGTTCAGGTCTCGGCAAAGCGCGGATGCGTTGACCAAGCAATTGCCCAGGCATTGGAAGACGGCGCAATCAGTGCGGAAGAAGCGGAAACAATCCTAAACGCTCACAACGTCCACATGGCCGCACGTCACGCCGAAGTGCTGGCAGCCATCGACCTATACCGCGCCAAACCTGGGAAAAACCAATGAATAATCCGACTGCCGCACAGGAATATCAGGACACTCTCAAAGCCGCCGCACTTGTGTTCCTAGAACGTCACCAATGTGAACATCTGGGCAACGATCAGCAGTTGTTCGATCGGGCTGTGCATCACCTGATAACTGACTATGACGTGCTGACGACAACTGCTGAGAAGATCGTGCACTTGGCCAGTTCCGATATGTCAGCAGTTCGCGATCGGCAGCGATTGGACATGGTCAGCAGCACTTCGACACACACAGTCATCATCGACCCTGCTACAGGTAACGCTTGGGCAGTTCCGGTCAGCCTGATCTATGAACGAATTCTCAACGCACCGGACAACGGTCGTTTCCGCGTAACCGCTTCCTAACACCCAACCAATAATCCGCCTGTCCCACCCCCATGGGTTTGGGTGAGCTGCGCCCGAAATTGAGGTTTGACGATGAAAAACGCCATGAACATCAACGCAAAACTGACTCCCAATCAGGCGAAAGCGCTCTTGGCCAGCCTGCGCGAGCAATATCGTCTCAGCTTCAACGACCTTTGGTATGCAGACCAGTACCGCCTGATTCCCGATGGTTTACGCCACGGATCGATCCTTGCCAACAGCCCTGTGATGGCCGCTCAAAAACACTTGATCGGCGCCCTCACCCATAGCCTCGGCCTCAGCCTGAAAGCAGTGAAATAACCATGAGAGACGATCTGCGTCACGACGTCCTGCAACGCATTGAGTCCGAATTCGGTCTTAAACATCGCGTCCCCACCAACTACATGCGTGGTGGAATCTGCCCCAAGTGCAACAAAAAAGAGCTGTACACCCGCTTCGACAGTCCGTGGCAGCTCATCTGTGGACGCCAAGAAAAGTGCGGCCACACAGTGCATGTGAAAGAGATCTACGACGACCTTTTTGAAGACTGGAGCAAGCGCGTACCCGCCACAGAGAGCGCCCCTACAGCGACTGCACGGGCATACCTTGAGTTTGCCCGTGGATTCGATATTTCACTGATCGCCGGTTGGTTTACACAGGATACGTACTACTCGACCCAATACGATGCTGGGACCGCGACGGTGCGATTCGCCCTAGAGAAAGGCGGATACTGGGAACGCTTGATCGACCGGCCTGCGCGCTTCGGCAAGATGAAGGCCCGCTTCAAACCGGGTGAGTCCTATAAAGGCGTGTGGTGGTGCCCGCCGTGCGTCGACGTGCTCGAGGCGAAAGAGATCTGGATTGTCGAGGGGATCTTCGACGCGCTCGCCCTGGTACACCACAACATTGCCGCCGTATCGGCAATGTCCTCAAACGCGTTCCCATCAGGATCGTTGGAAGCAATTGTAGCGGCTCGCCCAGGCAACCTGCCAAAGCTTGTTTGGGCGCTGGATAACGAACCTGGTGCACACGCTTACACCAAGCGCTGGGTCCGTATGGCCCGTGAACTGGGATTCACCTGCGAAGCAGCCCAAATCCCTCAGCGCGATAATAAGAAGGTCGACTGGAACGATCTGCACCAGCGATGGCAGTTCCTGGATGAAGGCGAGAAGCGCGATGCACAGGTTGACAAAGACATCACCACTGCGCGGCATTACGGCGCCATGCTGATCGCTGAGAACGCCACCGAGAAAGCCCTGGTGATGTTTGATTGGAAACGCCGCAGCGAATTCCACTTGGAGTTCGGCAACCGCCTGTACTGGTTCAAGCTCGACTTGGAGAAGTACAACAAAGCGATTCAGGAACTCGAGGACAGCGATCACCACGACGACCAACAGCTAAACAACAAACAAATGCGGGCCAAGGCTATGCAGCAGTGCGGCGCGCTGCAGCGCATTGCTACTTGTAATCCGAAGGCCCTGTACTACCAGGAAAACAAGCTCACCGACGAGTCCTGGTACTACTTTCGAATCACGTTCGCCCACGATGCTGCACCGATCAAGAACACCTTCACCAGCTCGCAGATCGCCTCGTCTGCAGAGTTCAAGAAGCGCCTGCTCGGCATCGCCCCAGGCGGGATGTTCACTGGTACCACCCAGCAACTGGACGCCTTTATTGAAGAGCAAACCGACGCCCTAAAAACCGTTCAGACCATCGACTTCACCGGATACACCCGTGAGCACAGTGCATATGTATACGGCGACGTAGCGGTGCGCGATGGGAAAGTGTTCAAGCTCAACGAAGAGGACTTTTTCGACATGGACCGGCTGAGCATCAAGACCCTGAGCCAGTCGGTGATCCTCAACCTGAACACGGAGCTGGAGAAGTTCGACACCGAGTGGATGGACATCATCTGGCAATGTTTCGGTGCGAAAGGCTTGGTCGCACTCGCATTCTGGTTCGGCTCGCTGTTCGCCGAGCAGATCCGGCAGCACCAGAAAAGCTACCCCTTCATGGAAATCATCGGTGAGCCAGGTGCCGGTAAATCCACGCTGATCGAGTTCCTTTGGAAGCTTTGCGGTCGGATCGACTATGAGGGCTTCGACCCAACCAAGGGCACCCCAGTTGCTCGAGCACGTAACTTCGCCCAGGTCGGCAATTTGCCTGTGGTGCTGATCGAATCGGAGCGGGAAAAGACCGATGGCAGCCAAACAAAACAGTACGACTGGGACGAACTGAAAACCGCCTACAACGGTCGCAGCGTCCGCTCCACCGGCGTAAAGAATAATGGTAACGACACTCGTGAGCCTCCATTCCGTGGGGCGGTAGTTATCGGCCAGAACCACGCGGTGAATGCATCCGAGCCGATCCTGCAGCGACTGGTACACATCGCCATGACGAAAGACGGCCAGACGCCGCAGACCAAGTTATTGGTGGAAAAGCTCGAGCGTATGCCCGTCGATCGCGTCAGTGGTTTCCTGGTCAAGGCCACCATGATGGAAAGCAGGGTGATGGAGACCGTCCGCGAAATGGGGCCCAAATACGAACAGCAGCTGCTGGCACTACCCGAGATTCGCACCGTCCGGATCGCGAAGAATCACGCCCAGCTGCACGCCCTGGTCGACGCCCTGGCTCACGTTATCCCACTGAAAAAGCACCAGGTGGATGCGGCCCACGCCGAGATCCAGAGCATGGCCAAGGAACGCCAGTTGGCGATCAACGCTGATCACCCGATCGTCGTCGAGTTCTGGGAACTGTACGAGTACCTGAACAGCACTGCGGGTGGACTCAACCACTCCCGCAATGACGGCCTGATCGCGGTGAACCTCAACGACTTCGCCAAAGAAGCCGCAGAGAAACGACAGAAAGTCCCGGACCTGACCGAGCTCAAGCGCCACCTCAAAACCAGTAAGTGTCCTAAGTTCGTCGAGACCAACAGAAACGTCTGCTCGGCATGGGATACCGACGCAGCAAACAAACCGAAAACAGTGCGGTGCTGGATTTTCCAGGCTGCCTGAGACCGCTAAGAGAAAACGCAGATGCAAGTTCAAGTGTTCATGGGCAACGCCGGCGAAGGCAATACGGGCACTGTGATTCAGAAGAACCGCGGTAAAGAAGAGATTTATGCCTAAACAACTCGACCGTTTTATGAGAGAGAAAGAGGTCCTGAGCGTAACTTCGTTTTCCAGGACTACACTTTGGCGGGAGATTAAACGGGGTAGGTTTCCTGGATCTGTGGTGATTTCTGCCGGACGGGTTGGCTGGCGGGAATCAGCCATAGCCGAGTGGCAGAACGACCCGGAAAAATGGCAGGATTACAAATCAAACGAGGCCGCGTAAGCGGCCTTTTCTATTATAACAGTGGTGAAATTATTCTTACTCAGACTCACTATTAAGTATGGCTTGGATTGTGCCAACAGGGCTTTGAGTGTGAAATAGGACTCTCAACAACACACCATCCATAAGTGCCATTTCCTGCTTATCATTACCAATATAAATAGCTTTACCATCATGTCGATAAGGAGGAAAACCTTGCTGATCCAACTTGCTAGCCTCCTTATTAGATGCATAGCGAACTTTAAACCCAACCTCCTCTAGCTTTTTGAGAAAGGCGCTTATATTTAAGCCTATACAAATATTTTTTCGACCAAATAGAATATCAAACTTATGTTCATCTGAAATATTCCAGTTAAAAACTGGTGGAGCTAACGGATGCGTCATGCAGTCCAATAGTCGAACTCTGGGGCAGTGGGCTGTCCCTCCAGATTCATCGAACCACAAGTTAAACACCCCATTCCCTTTACCGAGCATGGTGTCTTTTGAATAGGAACCTATAAATAGGCAATCATCGACAACATCCAAAGCCCAGCCCTTCGAATCCGACGCATCTAAAACTCCATTCAGCTCTTCATCCCAAGTGGGCATGTATACTGTTTCTTCGGGAATGTAGATTTTTTGATTTGTATCTGGATCTAGAGAGCGGCCTTTCGTCATGACCTCTGTCAAATGCCCCATTCTTTCCATTTGCCGAGACATGCGCTCCAACTGCTTGACACCCGAGTCGCCGTGTTGTTGTGCAAAATATTGGAACGACCGAGGGCAGCCACTCTCTGCGAAAAATTTCATGAACTCCATAATTTCATGGTTTTTTCGACCCTCCTTCACTTCAGCGATTGTCAAACCACCAAGGGATCCCATGGTCAGCAAATCGCCAACCTGAACAAAGGTAGTTAGATCAGAAATTAAGGAAAAACTTCCAGGATCTTTGCTGTCAGATTGATCAGCCGCTAAAACAACCGAATCAAAATTAGACTGCTTCAAGTTGACTGGCTTGTGCTCTTTATAAAAACGACGAGCGTAGCAGAGTTGATTTCCGATCATCTGCCAAGCCATGCTGTCGGCAACCCCTCGATATAAAACCGTCTGTGAGTCGGTCAAAACCTCATTGGACTGGATGATTTCAACAATTTTTTTCTGCGCTCCTCGCATACCTGCATGACATGAAGAAAAAAATCTAGCTCTCAAATCACTATCTTCTTTGATATTTCCGCTTTTCAGCTCGTCCCATAACGGCTTCGAACCTTGGGCTGACAACTCAAAAAGCTCGCGAGCCGATTGCTCAAGATTTCTATCAAGAGACATTGCATGCAATTTATTAAAGGGATCGTACTTAGTCTTTTTTTTCTTATTAGCCATTTGAGGATCATCACAAATTGAAAAATGCCCACCTCTTTGCGACTCAGCATTTAGATTGCTGGCGGAGGCTACTTAACTGGAGTATATGCACGATTTTGGCCTATTTTCCAAGCGTGGCAGCAATGACGTTTTTTTGTAACCAAGCAGCCCAGCGCTGTAGGCCGTGTTGCTTTTCATCGAAATAGTCGTAACGGTCGTAATGCTTCGACGACACGTCTCCGAAGGCATGTCCCTGGATCCGATCGCGAAGCTCTTTCGAAAGCTTCGCGACACCCATTAGGGTTTTGCAGGTGCGTCTCAAATCTCGCGTGGTAAAAGGGCCATTGAATTTGTCCGGATGCCGGCTGCACAGTTTGGTCACTGCTCGGGACAGTGAGTTGGCATGCAATGAACTGTCCGGCACTTTACCCTCGAACGGATAAACGCTTGTCGCGTTGATCTCGTCCATAGCCTTCAGGCTCTGCCGCATCAGCTTGTTGTAGGGCACGACGTGCAACGAGCGTTCACCTTCGGCTCCGCGCCCCTTCTTGTTGCGAATGATCAAATGGTCCTTGTCGTAGTTCCGACGCTCAGTCGCGAGTAGCTGTTCTGGACGCTGACCTCCGGACGCGATCAAAAATTTGATTAGCTCCGCGGTGACCACGCTCAACTGCTCGGGCAGCAATTGCCAAAGGTGTGCAAGTTCGATGGCGGACAAGGCCCGATCACCTGGTTTCTCCCAATCAGCCTGTACCGGCACGCTGGCCACCGGATTGCTTTTGATCCCGAACTTCACATCATCATTCTGGTAACTGCGCGGGTTGAACTCCTGCTCTAAGGCAACTTGGAACGCCGCGTGGAGCTGTGATCGAAGGCGATTGCAGTAGGTGGTCACGCCATTCGCAATCATCCTAGCGATGATGTCTCGGATTTCACCCGGACCAATTAATGCGGCGGGGAGCTTTACCAAGTTTGGGAAGGGTTCGGAAACGTAGTGTTTGAATGACCACTTCACATCCTCAGCCGAGGCGGCCCCCTCCCCTTTCAGTTTGGTGATGTAACCGTCCATCACTTCCTGGAAGACACCGGCAGCGACCACAATTTCCTTTTCAACGCGGCACTGATCCCGGGCTGCAGCCAATCCGAGCGTTGGCCAGGTGCCGAGTTTACTTTTGATTTTCTTGCCATTGCTGTAGCGCTGGAAGTAGAACTCTTTGGTCCCGGTCGGACGCACCCGCAAAAACAGAACACCCTCGCCTCGGGCAGTACGGCCGTCCGAGACCGTGTATTCCTTTTCCGAAGGCTTCATTGCCTTGATTTGTTTCTCTGTGAGCATTTGGGGGCCGTTACTGGGGGCTGTACGTCTGAAATATAGGGCGAACTGATGAAACACATTGAAATTAAAGCTCGCCCTGAAATCCCTGTGATAGAGGGCTTCTCGGGGCACAAGCATACATCCGGCGTCTACGTGAAACACCATCCGCCCAAGATTCCCAAGCTGATAACGAGGGTTCGATTCCCTTCACCCGCTCCAATCGAATTTTGGTCTCACGTTGAGGTTGTTTTGACGGGGGATGTAGAGATAGAGAAAAACCGGTCCTGAGTGGCCGGTTTTTTTATGGGCGGGATTTGTGTGAACTGCCAATCAACACCTGCCAATTCAGGTGTAGATCAACCATTCACTGATGGCACGAAAGTGGCCAATATCCGAAAAGGCAACGTCCTACACGACACAGGGAATTGTCCGTACACTTGCGTATTGCTGTGCTTTTACCATGAAGCCTATAGTCGACCCACGCCAATAATGGCGTATCGGGTTTGGCGACTCGATTCCATGGTACAGAAGCCTTCGAGTATTTCTCGGAGCGTTTTTGAACGCACTTGGCTACCTCTTTTTTGGTGGCTGTGCGTGGGAGACCCTAGGGTCTGCCGGTTTTTACCATGGCCCGGTTCGCCAACCCGCGTACAGCTACCACCCTATTGTTTGGCGACGATTGAGTGGCAGGTCCTCCTCCTATCATGGTAATCACGCATGAAAGAATATATGGCTTTAACCAGCAACGCCGACGATCTCCCTTCCCTGTTCGTCAACACCACCCAACCGCTGCACTCACTGCTCAGCACGGCCAGTTACAGAATTCGAGCCGT